CTGGAGTTATTCCAAATGCATTGTAGAAGCTTAACCTTGATAGTTGGTGAACACTTGTCTTGTGCCCCGTCATTCCCCTAGCAAGGTAATCCATCCCAGTCAGCAGCTCCCGCTGCACTGTCTCGCCTTGATGGAGTGTGTTGTAGAAACTGCCGAATACAGGTAGATTTCCAGCCAGTGCTAATCCGCACTGAGCTATAGCAGTTAACTGCTTAGCCCATGTCCTCTGGTCATAGACTGGGCGCACAGACACTAAGTCCTTATCAAGAACTATCCTCGGATCTCTGCACATTACCCACTCTACTCCCGTGAAAACCGGCTGTGACTGACAGAATTCGATCTTCTCGAAGACGTCTGTCTCTCCTTCGTATTTCATCGTGAATCCCATTTCTAGGAACCATTTCTTGCAACCTTGCTTGACGTTGTTGTAGTACTTTCGCTCTACCATTACAACACTGTCATCGCCGTCATTGATCAACCTGAACCCACCTTTTGCGGCGGTGTTTAGGTATTTATGCATCAAAGCGCACATTAAAAGAACGTTGCCTAGTGCAGTGTTCATGTCGCCAGAACATCGCATTCCAGTCACTTGGTACTTGAGTGTTCCATCAGCTGCTCTAATGAATCCTTTGTTGTGTAATTGCCAACTAAGGAGACGGCGCAGTTCTGGATCATTGTCAAATAGGGATAGGTATATGGAATGTTCATATTCTAGACTCTGCTTTGAAACATGTTGATCAAATCGGGACGCGTCCATGAAAATAGCGACCGGATCCACAAGTGAATCCCAGGCGTCCCTAATAATCTTTCCGCGTTGAAGGGCGTTCTTACCCTTAGCGACCACAGGTGTCCCGAACACCTCGTCTATAGCATGATATAAATCGTGCTCCATTGGTTTAATATAACAGCCAATAGAAACATTGTAACGTGGAGAGCGGGGTTGTATCAACCTAGGGACTGCGTCAGGTTTCTTGGAGAAGTTAATCTTCTCCGCCTTAACGAAGGAACTAAGGTATGAGTCCTCTCTAGTAACCTCACGGATTTTGAGGCTATCCGCAGCTTTCTGATAGACAACACGTTTGCGTCCCGCATAGTATTCAAGAAATTCATTCTCGTCAATGCGGGAGGTCGGAGGCATGTTACCTATCAATAGGCTACGAAAGTTAGAAAGGCGCTCATGAAAGATGCCGGTTCTAGGGACCGGTGGTTCAACAAATCCGCATTCTGCCTTGATGTTGAAAACCCTTTCTGATACAGCTCTCTCAGCGTTATCAATATTGCTATTGTGTACCCCGAAGTGATGGTTTGCTCCAATGTTAGCAAACCTCAATACTCTTCGTGGCTTGAATGTCCCTAAACTGTCGACTCTGGAATACCAGCCTCTATCATACTTGGTTTTGGAAATAGTAGCATGAGTAGAAACTCCATAGTCAAAAGCCGGGACACGTCAATTGCTGTAAGCACTAGCACTAGTACTGTTCCATGCATAGGTCCGCCACCTATGCCACATACAGTCACCTTCGCGTGCTAGCGCCAATTCATGATTAGCAGGGAGAAATACCAACATTACTGCGCAGTCGACATTCTTATAGATGTCAACCTTACGCACATCGTCTTTCTCCAGTGCCTTCACAATGAATCTTCGGACAGCAAGATTATTTGCTTGGGTCTTCTTAGGGACTCCAAAGATAATCTTTGCCCGGCGGGCGTATCTGATAGCCAAAACCCTCTTGCCCTTCTCAGATACGTCCTCACTGCCTTTTGGGTCAGTGTTGCCCCATGAGCCCGAAGTTGGCTCAAGACCATCCCAACTGGTTGGTGTTGGGTCTTGGTCCTCAACGACGTCGTCCACCTCTTCATGAGTGTCCATGATGCGATTCATGGCTTGTAACTCGCCTCCTGGTAGGACGTCGGTCGCATAGTC